AGTTTTGGCAGAGTCAAGAATTCCAATAATAGGCATTATGAAATATCTCCAAACACATACCAAAGATCGGTTCCTGCTTTAAGACAAGTCGCAGCGCTATAACGCACTCTTAGTTTTGGTTGAGCGGCCGTTGTCCCAGTTGACTGAATAGTTGTTGTGCCACTTGTCACGGCCTGAATGGTTGTTTGCCCCGCACCAATTTGCAGCACATTTATTTGCGTTCCAATTGGAAACGCAACTGAAGCATTTGTAGGTATAGAAAATGTGTTAGCAGAAGCATTGTTCATGGTGACAACTTGACCATTGTTAGCAAGAACGGCTGTGTAGGAAGCAGTTTCAGCATCAAACGCTAAGTTAATCTTTGGATCAGTTAAAGTTTTATTAGTAAGTGTCTGAGCAGTAGTTAGGTCGGCAGTAACCGAAGTATCAATTGAAACAGTCACGGTTCCTGTAGTACCGCCGCCTGATAATCCTGTGCCAGCAGTTACCCCTGTAATGTCGCCTTCAGAAGCAATATAAGGTAAAGAATTCCATGCAGTAGAACCGTTGCCACACTTGATTTTATTAGTGTCGGTTTCTGCGCCTAGTTCACCTGCGGCAAGCGTTGGGTTAGTAGAAGTCCATTGTGACGCAGTACCGCGTCTGATCTGAATTTGCGTTACAACTGCCATCAGGGTGTTCCTCCAATTATGCTTTGCGTTGAAGTCGTTGTTGGATCGCCACCATTATAAGGGGCAATGCTATCAAACACACCTGCATCTACCGCCGTTAACGGCGGAACTCCCATGGTTATCCAGGCTGATCCTGTGTAAACTTTTAAGCCTTCAGTTGTGTTGTAGTAAAGATCGCCAGCCCTGAGAGTTGGTATTGAAATGTCCGTTGCCGAGGCAGGAACATTTGTAGGCGTTAAGGCTAAACGGCTCATGCAATGTCACCCACCACTAGCCATGTGTTAGCGGCTGTGCAGATGGCGGTGGCCGTTGAATATTGAACTCTGCATTTTGGTGTAGCAGCCGTCGTGCCAGTTGAAACAACCGTGACACCCGCGCCGCCTTGGAATGTAACTTGACCTGCTCCAAGTTGCGCAAAGTTAATCTGCTCTCCAATTGAATAAAGTCCTGGAGCAATAGTTACTGTTATTGCAGATGCGTTAGTAAGAGTCACCAATTTAGCCGCAGCATCGGCCGCTATTGTTGTATAGGTTGTTCCTGTTTGCGCGTTAATAGTAAGAGTTGTGGCTGCTTTGTAATCAAGAGCCAAAGTTACAGATCCGCTTGAGCCTCCGCCTGAAAGACCTGTGCCAGCGTTTACTGCACTGATGTCACCCGACTCAGGAATGTTTGTGGTTACAAGAACGCGAGTGTCCGTAATGTTTGCGTTTGTGATTGCGGTCGCACCCGCACCAACGGCCACAGTTGCTAACGAGATTGAGTTGGCTGGAAGGGCTGGAGCCACAGGTGATCCCGCAGGAGTTCCTGCAACAACCTGAAGCACCACATTGTTAAGCGATCCTGTGTAATACGCGTCATTTACAGTTGCGCAAACAAGGTCAATTCTTGGGTTGGTTGGGTTGGCTGTGTTTAAAGAAAGAACAGAACTTGCATCGTTGTAAGTTACATAAGTTCCCATGTTGGCTTGTGTTGTTCCAACAATTGCAGCCCATCCTGATGCAACGACAACAGAAAGACCAGGAGGAGTGTTTTGCGTGACAAGTAAAGAAGCGCTGTTGATGATACCTGTGGTGGCCCAAAGCGCCTGGGTTGTAAGGCGATCGTTTTCGGCGGGATGAGAGCCGTTCTGCAACCAACTGGGCGGGGTTCTAACTGTCATTTATTCTCCTAAATGTAAGCCGATTGCCAAGTCACGGTTGCACCTGTCACACCCACTACTGTACTACCTGCGTTGCCTGTTAGGTAGAACAAGTTAGTACCTGGTTGCGCAGAGAACCATTGACCCGAAGCCAGCAAGTTTCGAGCGGGGTTTCCGTTTAAAGTGATTAGTTTATTGTATAAATCTATGGTCAAGAAGTCGGTGTTGGTCAGCGAACAGGTGAAGTTCAAAGCCAAGTTTTCGGTTTGGTTGCCTAAGATGGGGTTGATGATTGGGCCGTTTAGCACGATGGTGGGATAGGTAGAAGTCCATCCGTTGTTTTCAATGTTGGTTGTAATTAATACCGATCCACCACCGTAGACAAGATTGTACACACGGTTATAAGTTCGACCGCCAGGTGGGGTGTAATTTAAAGTTGCGGTCTGAATATTGGAGTCGTAATACCGAGGGTCGGGGCAAAAGAAACTGACCTGGGCCACAATGTATCCGTAGGTGTAGTTGGGGTCTACAGAGGCGCTCAAGCCTCGTACGCGGGCGTTTATGACCTGCTCCCCAGCAGCGTTAGACAAGATAAAGTAAAGGGGCGTAGTGCCGCTTGCCTGGGGCAAAAGCGCCAACTGTAATGTGTTGAAATTAGCCTGGGCCGACCCAGTTCCATTACCAAGAACCTGAACCAACATGGTGATCATTCGACCGCCAAGGAAGTCGCGGCCCGAGAACATACCGTCTGCGTAGCCACGGTTGTCATCTTGGGAACGAATGCCAGGCAAACCTTCCAAGCCATCAACGCTCAAGATTTGATAAGGCGATCCAGTTCCGCCAAAGACCTGGTTATTAAACGAGAACGAATAATTGGCAATTACGGCTGGCATTATCTATCCCTCAACTTGGCGCTCAAAGATTGCGCGGTTGGTAATGTTACAGTCCGCGCCGCGATGGAAGCCGCTCCTATAGCGCCACTTTCGGCGGAAGCCAACTTTGTGGGCGCTGTAGGAACTACAACATTTCCAAACTTGATTGCATTGACAACGCTTGTGGTGGTTGCATAAGGGTCAGACAGATTGACTCCAGTAATACTGATGTTGTTGTTTGTGGTTGTTCCACTTGTTGTAGCCGCTGTCTTTGTGGCAGTTGATCCTGTGACTGTTCCAGTTGCTGTTTTGGCCCCCGCCGCAGTTGCAGCGTATGCAGATTGTGCGGATTGCAGAGCGGCGGTTGCAGCAGCCACCTCAGCCAATTGTGCTTTCAGGGCTTCTAATTTCTGCGCAGTTGTTGCGGAGATTTCATCAATGGCCTTTTGGTATGCAAGTTGAGCATCAACCAAAGCCTTCTGTAAAACCTTTTGCGCTTCGGCTAATCCTTCATTAAGTTTCTTTTGCGCTTCCTCGCGGGCCTTCTGTAATATTGCAGCGGACTCAGCAAGAGAAGCCTCAAGGCGTGCCTTGGCTTCCGCAATAGCGGTCTGTAGTTGTGTGGCCGCTTCAAGCATACGAGCATCTCGTTCAGCCTTGGCTTCGGTCATAGCGCGTGCGTATTCAGCGTTGGCTTCGGCCAGCGAACTCATCAACTCGCGGTCAACCTCTGCCAAAGAGTTCTTGAGATCAATTGCAACTTGATCATAAGCCTGGCGCAATTCTGCTGTGGCTAGGTTTGCTCCGTTGTTCATGGACTTGGCCAAAGTGTCTAAACCTGTTTCTTGGATGCCTTCAAGATCCATAAAGGTGTTTTGAATTTCAGCCTGTTGTTCAGGGGATGCCTTTTTAAGTTCATCGACCATCTTAAGGCCGACTTCAGGACCTGCTTTTACAACTTGTTCAATAAAGGTTTGTGCGTAGCCTTGACCAGCAAGATAACCCGCAGCCTCCTGTAACTTCTTAGCATCATCTAATTGCTTTTTCATTTGCTCTAGAAGTCCACCCGAAGTCTTACCCTTGAAAGCATCGGTCAGACTGAAACCTGTGCCTGAAGCAAAGGCGCTGCGCAAACGATCAACAGATTGCTTAATGATTGACTCTTCTTTTTCAGCAGCCTTTATTCGTAAATCGGCAGACTTTACAGCCGCCGCTTCTTTAAGATCGACAAGTTTTCTTTGAAGCGTTGCCTCAATGTCGGCAGTTTTCTTTGCGTAATCTTTTGCTATGTCCACCATGGCCTGGGTGTGAACCTTTTTGGCATCAGCCTCTGCCGCATCATAAGTTTTCTGCGCATCGGCTCGGCGCTCGCGGTCGGCTTCCTCGGCCTGGGAGATCGCTTCTCCATAGGCTGCGTGTAGGTCAGCAACCTTTTCTTGATACTTTTCATGCGCCTCAATTGATTTCTCAATGAAAGCCGTCTCAATCTCAAGCATCTTTTCGGCGCGTTCTTTGGCTTTGTCTGCTGCTTCTTTTGCTGCCGCTTCAACCTTAGGATCAACAACGCCTGGCTTACCTTTTCCGCCTTTGGTTGCCTTTTCTACCTTTTGCGCATTCTTATCTGCCGCAGCACCCATCTTGTCTAAACCAGCAGAGAGGTCCTTTGCTTTCTTTGATGCCGCGTTAGCAAAATCGCTAATGCCATCTAGACCTTTATTCATAATGTCCAGGCCAGCCTTGGCGTATTTGCCAACGCCTGGAAGTTTAGAAAGAACTAATAGCAAAGAACGCAATGGTCCCGTGACCACTTTCATGATCACTTCAAAGACCTGACCAACCATAGGAACTATTGCGGCAAAAGCATTCAAAGCAACTTTTCCAACTTGAATAACCGCTTTTCTAAATCCTTCGCTGGTGTTCCACAACTTAACAAGGGCTGCAACTGCTAATCCAATACCAATAGCAATTGCTACAAATGGATTGATTGCCATGATGCCATTCAAGATTGCCTGTTGGATAGCCGCTCGCTTTACGACCAAAGTGTAAACACCGTAAGCAGCAGAAAGAACGCCTACCGTAATAGCAAAAGCCTTAACTTCAGTTTGGTTATTTTTAAAGAATTCACCAATCTTTGTAAGGACAGGGATAAGCAAATCTAATATTTTAAGCAACCCTCTAAAGGCTGGCATCAAAGCATCGCCAAGGGCAACCTTTGCATCCTCCATTTTGGCTTGCAGGGTTTTCATTGTGTTGGCAGTTCCGTCAGCGGTGCGGGCGTAGTCGCCTTGCGCAAGCGCCGTGTCTTTTAAAATCAATGAGTAAGCGGCCTGGGACTTGATAGCAACAGGCAAAGTTCCACTTGTTGTTTTAATCAGACCCATGCGCAGGGCTTCCTCTTTCAGACGAACTTCTGAAAGGGCAACGCCGAACCGCTTGAGAGGTTCTGTTTCACCTGAAAGACCTGAGCGTAAAGCGGTGATGGCTTGATCGATGGATGTGTTGTTAAACGAAGCCATGTCTGCGGCCAACTGGACAAGGCTGGTGGACATCTTTTGCGATTCGCCTTGGCCTAAACCAAAGGCCTGGAATAAGTTACCGTAAGTACCAGCGGCTTCCAAAGCAGCCTGGTTGGAGATACCTAAGTTTTGCGCAGCGCTTTTACCAAACGCCTCTACCTCGGCCGCACCTTCGCCAAACACAACTTGAACTTTGGATAAAGACTCGGCCATGTTGCTCGCGGCCATAATGGATTCTTTGGCAAAGGCTGCAACTTGGGAAGCGGCAAAGGTCGCACCCATCGCAGCGCCGACCTTTTTCAGGTTGCCCACAAAGTTGCTCATGCCTGTGCTGGCCTTTTTTACATTGTCATCTACGCCCTTGATCGCGTTCTGTGCCTGGGCAAGCCCCGCTTTTAACTGAGAAACATCTGCTTGTATCTGAATGAGGATTGGCGGGATAGTTGATGCCATCTATTAACTCCTCAAATACGATGAAAACGCGCCAATGAATGTCCTGCTAAGTTTGCCTGATTGTTTCAGACTTTCAGCAGCGGGAACAAGGTACGGATATTTTACTCCTGATTTCCATTCAGGAAGCCCCATTTCAACCGCGCGTGCGTAAACCATGGAAGCGCCAACTTCGGCGACATAACTTTGTCCGAAGCCAATCTTTGTTTGCGAATAAATGGATCGCCGCAAGTTACCAGTCATAACATTTGGACCAGGACCTGTGCCTGGGATGTGGCCCTGGCCTCTTGGGTGAGTTCCCGTGTTAGCGTTCTTTTTGGCTTGGCGTTCAACTTCGGCTGCGGCCATACCGATCGCAAAGCGAGCCGCGTTGTTTACATCGACTTCTGTTTTGCCAAGAGCGGCTAAGACTTTAGACAGGTTTGTGAATTCAAATGTCATTCACGCACCTCGCTTTGCATCTTAGTCACGGTGGCTGCTATTCCCAACAACCAATCAGCGGTTCCTGCGGGTAGATCATCCACTTGCGCGGGTGTCCATCCAAAGCGATCGGCGAACTGAAAGTAGTACCACTCCTCATCGGGGTAATCTAAATCAGGTCGGCGCTCGCCACCCTCAAGCCACCACCTTAAGCGTTCGAGTTGTCGGTATCCGCTTTTGGGTCTTGCTCATTGTCAGGTGTATCGCCCAAAGAAGGGAACAGAAACTTCTGCGCATCCTTTGTAGCGTCAACCAAAGCATCGTAATCTTTCATTTCTAATTCATCAAGGTTGTCGATCTTAAGTGCGGGGATCAAGAGGTCAAGCGACCAGTCCTCAATCAACATCGCAATCAACGCATCGCCCAATGCCAAAGCCCGAGTCAAATCGCCGCCTTCTACATCTGCGGTTTTTAACACACGCTTACGATCTTTAACGCGTAATGATTTAGGGTCCTTCAAAGTCACGGTTGCGCCTGAAGGTAGTGTTATCTTTTCTGACATTTTTGCCTCCTAATAGTTTGCCTTCCTAAATTATAACCTATAGAGAGCAGGTGGGTGGGATGGCGGGAAGGCGGTCGCCATCAACCGATCCCACCTGCTCTTGGACTTAAGCGTAGGTTCCTGATGCTTTCGCGTTCTGTAGAACCCACTTGATTGGTGAATAACCACCTGTTGATCCAGCGTCAGTTGTGTTTGCCTGGCCGTTTAGATCAATTGAAACCTGAACAAAGTCCTCACCGCGTTCAATAACGGCGGCTGTATAAGCGCCCTTAGTGATTGTGGCTTGAATTTGAACTGCTGCTGCTCCAGCGCCGTACGCCCAGTTAAGAACAATTGCTGGTTGTGAGTTGCTGAGGAAGCGAGTTAGTTCTGTGTCATCCTCCATAATGAAGGTGATTTTGCCTGTCACTTCTAGAGGTCCCAAGAAAATATTGTATGGGTTCTGAGTGCTGCTGATGCCGTAAACAGGTGTAACGGATCGAGCCATGTCGATGTTGCCTGTCATGGAATTGGAAACCGCAGAGCCTCCAATAGAAACTGTGCCGCGCCAAACTTGAGTAGGCAAGATGGTTGAGAAAGTTGGAGTTGGATCGGCGACTGCGCTTGATGCCCAGCCTGTTGTCTTTGTGTCGTACTCAAGCATTCCGTCAGCGTTAAACTTTAAAGAGAAATCTGAGAACTGGCAGCCTGGGTATGAGCGCACATCCGCAGTATAAAAGTCTGTTAAAGTGTAAGAGATCGGTTGATTATCTACAGTTGAAACAAGACTGTTCTTTAGCGAGATTGTGTGTGTGTAAGGTGCGCTTGCGCCTGTTGTTGCCACGCTTCCAAGAAGCCCAGCAAGACCGTATCCAACTGTGTCGGCAAATACTGCGCCGCCAAAGTCAAAAGTTGAGCGTGTGCGACCTTGTAGATAGGCATAGTTAACAACATTAGAACCACGAAGCCCTGTGTCGTAGAGCGGATCTACCACATCAACAGGCTTAATGTTGTCCTTTGCTACTGGTATAAAATCTGTTGGTGCAACGATCGTACCCTTGGTCACTTCTTTAGCGATACCCAGGTACGAGCGTACGGATGCTTGTACTGACATTATTCACTCTCCTTAGAGTCATAGTCTGACGCGGCAGACTTGGTTGGGGCTTGTGTTGGAATTGCTGCTGGCTTCGCTGCTCCTGGTGCTAGGCAGTCAGGATGAGTAAAGCCTTCGGGTGCGTCAAACTCGTCACCTGGTTTTACTGTGATCCCCAGCGATGGGAACACTCGTTCATCTGTTCCGTTGTATTTCAGTTTCATGTTGCTCCTTATGCTTGGATCATTTCAGTAACATCGAATTCTATCTCAGCAAACAC